TACTTCTTTTAATTCCTGCTTACACCGCTTTAAAGTGTTAAATATACTTACCCAACTAATGTTTGTTTCTTCTGCTATTTTTCTAATTGACATATCTGTATCTCTATACAACCTAAATAGTGTTTTGTCGTACCACCTCCAATTCTCTATATGCTGATCTACTAAAGTTATAAAATCATTGTAGCCTATTTGTTCATCCATTTCTGAAGTGTGTGGTATTTGCGTATAGTTTTCTTTATCATCAAGCCTAACCTTATTAATTTTTCTTTTAGCATTGTAATAACTAAAATAGACAGACCGAAGGGCATAAAAAATATAACCCCTACTAACAATACCTTTTTTAATAATTTTTTCTTCACTTGCATATTTATAAATTACAAGATACATCTCTTGTACCATATCCTCTGCTAAGTCAAACTCACCAAAAGAATTTATAATTTTAATCCACTCGCTATGCTGTTCGGCTACCTTGCCTAACCACTCTGTTTCCTCCATAAAACATTAACACTAATTATACCTAACAAACATTGTAAAGTATATTCTGTAACTTCTTGGTTGTTTTCTTCAAATGTTTCATTGTGTACTAATGCACCTATCATAAAACCTTTTACAGGACTAAGTATTATTTCACCATCTACTATAAGTGCAATAACAATAAATATTAAAGCTATCAACATTAGCATCATAAACAGAGGCACTATTGGATATAAAAATATTTTGTTTGCGTCCATTAGAATTTAATTGGTTCTACTTGTTTTTTATGTAAAATGTCTTGACCCATAAATTCAAAGCCTACATTATTTAAAGACATTCTAAGGCTAATTGGTTGTTCGTATGGTGTACACCTTCCGCCTGTTTCATTTTCTTTTACCTTAAGTACGTGCAAATTACTGTACATCCATTCCGTTGGGTGTGATGTGTATCTGTGAATACATAAAACATCGTCTGCACGGTTGCCCCATTTACCTCCACCTTCTACACCAGCTAATCCTAATGGCTGTGGTAGGTTTTCGTATTCATGTCCTTTTGTGTGTGTACGTCTTAATGCTTCTGTAACACCGTGTGCGTTTAAATAAACAGTTACGTTTTTCTTTTTAGCAAACATTCTAAACTCAGAACTGACCTGATAGTCATATTCGTGTCCGCCTACTGCTCTTAATAGCTGATGATCCTTAGACAAACTATTATAGGGATCTATAAGTAAGCAATCATAATCCCAAGCATCTTTTACTGCATTTGCTTCTTTAAGTAAATCTTTGTAAGTATATAAATCTTCTACGTCTATTATTTTAAAATGTTTATCACACCACACTACAGCTTCTGCTATTTGTTTTTCTTCTGAGTTATGTATTGGTTTTCCCATTTTAAATTCAATAATCTTTCTTACTATACTCTGTGGAGTATTTTCGCTTGACCATATTAAAAATTTTAAATTATGTTTTATAGCATATACAGTTAATAAATAACATATAAAACTAGTTTTTCCGACATTCGCATGGCCTATAAGCAAATTAAAATTACCCTGCTTATAACGTATGTATTCGTCAATCTCTGGTATATCTATACCTAAGCCTTCTTTAACTCTTCCATACTTTATATCAAGTATCTTGTCTTGTATTGTTTTAGTTTGTGCTATCATCTAATCTGGTTTGTATTTAGTCCATATTTTTTATATTCTTTATGTGTGTTTCTTGTTTGTCCTTCGTATTCATAACCTAATATAGGATTTACCTTGTAATTCCAAAAGTCATCAGGCATTTTCTCTCCAAGTTTTAAACGTTTTAATAGCATAAAAAAAAGGGGCTGTTACGCCCCCTATATTTAAAATGGTAAATCTACTTCTTGTCTTTGTGGGTTTTGTTCTGTGTTTGTAACTTCGTTACGTTCTGCTACTTTAACTTCCCCACCTATCCATCGTACAGAACCGTTACCTAAACTGTTTGCTTTTTGTTTAGCTTCACGTTCTTCTTTACTTTGGCTTTGTGTTATCCATATATTGTTTCCATACTGTGACTCGTTTTGTACCATCATAGTAAGATTTAAATATTGGTTTCCGTTCTTGGCAGTTACGATCTTTGTTTTATCAATCGCTGATAGGTTGATACTGCCTGATAAAATTGCTACATTCTTTTTTTCCATAAATTTTGATTTTATACTCTTTGTTATTAATTTTAGTTTTGTAATATATACTTTTAATTTTACACCTTTGCAAGTTCATCCTGTATTTTTTTGCTGACCTTGTATTTAGATTTTATATTATCTAAATCACCTCCACCTTTTAAATACTCAATGGCTTTACTAAACTCTGGTGTGTTTTGATTTAACCACCTTTTATCATCTGTAATAACTGACTTACTACTTGCTAAATTACCATCATCATCTTCAGCTTGTAAGCCTAATAAACTTGCAAGTGTATATCTACGATAATAAGTAATAGCAGAACCTAATTTCTGTGGGTCGTCAATTTCTGGCAATGTTAAACTGCTGTCTACACTACCTCCGTTGTCTATGCAAATAATTCTACTTAAAACCATATTGTCCATAATTGGCTGAATAAGTAACAACTTGTGTTTAGCTAATAATGGGTTTAGTTGTTTAATAAGTGAATTAATATCAAAATACTTTGACTTATAAAATGGGTTACTTGCATCTTTACTTACTGCACCTATTTCCTGCTGCAGTTTAAACAGCTTATTAAAAATGTTAGTTTCTGTCTTTGGCATAATAAATTCCGTTTTGAATGTTTAACTGCTTTCTAAGTAACTTGTTTTCGTGTTGTAGTTCTTTGACCTTGCCAAAAAGTTCTACTTTGTTTATATGTTCCATATTGTAAATATACAAATATTTTTTTAAACGAAAAAAGGGCAGCTATTAACCACCCTTTTAAAAACAATAAAACAATAAAACTAAACAAGTCTTTTAAGTTCTGTACTATAACGATCTATCATTTCTTGTAGATCATCATTACTAAACTTAACAATTTTGTTACTCTGTAAATATAACTCATTTGCAAGTTCTGAACCTAAATAAATAGAATATTTATATTGCTCACCACTTTTAAACATATTGCATCCTACACATTGAGGTTTTACGTTTCTAATATCCCACCTTGTAGAGTAATGTTTTCTTGACATAAAATGACCAGCTTGTATGCTGCCATCTTTCCAATGTCCTTTCTTACCACACGTTACACAAATACAATAACCATTTTTATCAGTATTACTTACCCTAACAAACTGACTAAATAATATATCAAGTTTTTTTACCAGCTTACTACGTGTAGGTTTTTTACGTTTAGACATCTAAATGGTTAATCAATAATTTACCTGTAGGTTCATCTATACCTTTTATCTGCTTGTATATGAATTTACTATCAGATTTTACTTTACTTTTTTCTGTTTTAGTAGAATCAGAACCTAAGTTAGTATATTGATTTGCATCAAGTTCTAACAAGTAATCTGTTCTTTCTTTAATAGATAATGCAAAGTCTGTTGCTATTTTTTGTGCTAAGTTTCTAATAGTTAAATCTTCAGTCATAGTATTTATATATATATTAGTTAAATTTATATTTCCACTACCCACCAAATTTACACGCTTTTTTTTTAATAATAAATGTTTTGTTTATAACATTTAATTACTTTCCTTGTCCACGATAAACCTTATGGTAATTTTTACTTGATTTTAAGCTACTTGATTTGCTCTTGGCGTGTACGCCTTTACGCTTTCTTTTAGGCTTTTTATAATAGGATGAAATTTGTTGTTTAGCCATTATTGATGTTTGTTGTTACCAAATACTTTTTCTACTCCTCTTGACCCAAAATATCCACCAATAACAATAGTAAGCAAACCTGTTATTTCATCTAACGGATAGCCTAAATACCACCCTATTACATAACTTGTAGTTAAAAATATTAAAACCAAAGGTCGTACATTACTTGCTAACCAAGCACCAGACCTTGCATCTGCTACCCACCTCTTAGTAACCCCATCCATTTCAGCTCGTTCTAAGCGTAGTTTTTCAAGTGCTACTTGTTTGTCTGCCTCAGACATTTCAGAACCTCCTATAATAGCCTCTATAACGCTTCCTACAGGTGTGTCTTGTGCTATTGCACCTACTACTTTGGGTATCTTTTGAAGTAGGAAAGAACCTACTGCTGTGTCTTTAAATTTCTTTTTAGGCATAGCGTATTACCAACTGTATTAGTATGTCCAGATAACGTTTGGTGATTTAGTTTCGTCTGAATCAACGTGGACAAATCCTTTTGCGATACCCAATCTATTGTAACCTGCATCTTGTAGGGCTGTAATAATAATCCATCTTTCACGTGAATTTGTGTAGGCAATATCGGCTGCTTTACCAATAAGGTGTGAAGATTTAATTGGTTCTTTTCCCAATCTTTTATAGATGGCATTGTTATGATTTTCTGTTCGGTAGCCTGAATTGATCTTAAATCTAATCCCTGCAATGTTACGTGCCAAGTCCAACTTTTGCAAGAAATCACGATCCATATTGACCCCACTATTAGGGAGGTCAGGGCTGTCAAATTCTTCAAGTTTAAAATATTTAAGATCCATTTTTACACTTACAATTTTTATCATCACAAGCCATAGCTTTATTTAAAAGCAATCTATCTATAGTGTCATCTTGCACCTTAATAAGCATATCTTCTAATGTATCTTTAGCTTGTACAAGCATATCTATTTTAGTTTCTAAGTTGCTTATCTTCTTTTTAGCAGAATCTAATTCATCACCATTTCTACCTGTGATACTCGCTATTACCATCGCTATACTTGCGGCAATCATTCCGATTAAAGTGTTTACTATCTGTGCGTTTTCTTCGGGAATTTGATATTTTGACAGATACAACAATATCAAAACAACTAAAAAGAACACCAGCAAACTTCCTGAAAAGTGTCTTATGTCTTTGGCTGCTCCATTGCTTGGCATCTTCATTTCTTTAGTGCTTTATAAATTTGTATAACTGTGAAGGTTAAGGTTGCTCCCATTACAATCATTTGCAAGACTTGATTTACTTCACTAACACTAAATGCTAAAGCAAATATGTTAGCAGAGTACAACCCAAATATCTTCATATCCTCCATATTATATTAATTTTGATCCAACAAACCAAGTAACTAAAGAATGTCTAACACCTTTTGTTACAGGTAAAACTCTATGTTGATAAAAAGAAGGAAAAACAACAATGCCTCCTTTTTGTTTTAATATTTTTTTTCTGTCATTACCAAATTGAAAATCTCCACCTTCAAAATCATCATTTAGTAAAATACTCATTGATAATTTTCGTGTTTTATTATGCAACAAGGGATTCTCAGAATCGTTCTTTAGATCAAAACCTGTACCATCCATATGGAAACCATAATACCCCTTTTTTTTATATTTCGTCAATTGCATTGGTTCGGCTGCATCAATTAACAAATTCCAACCTGAATTTTTATTTGCGGTGTTCATAAAATCAAACACTAATTCGTATAGCCATTTATCATTTAGCCATACGACTTTTGAGTCTCTTATTTCTTTGTTAACACCAGCCATTAATGAATTGTTTCCAACTTCAGCATTTTCAAAATTATTGCCACCTAAAGATAAAATTTTGTCGCAAACGTCATCATCTAAAGCCTTATCCCAATACCAATATTGTTCCATCAATCAACCCAAATTTGATCTTCTTCATTCCACATAGAAGCATATAAATAGTGAAACTCATCATCATTTCTATCTGTAGGTGCATCCCATAATCCTGTTGTTGTATTTAAAACCCAACTATCAAAAGGTTTGGGAGGTACAAAACCATCAATTACTGAATTATACTTATAATCTTCTAGTGCAAAATTTTTTCTAAATGGCGTCCCTCCTTGATTGTGTATATTTCCGAAGGTATTAAAAGATGTTCTTTTACAAGTTTGACCTTTTCTGTTTCCATAATATTGCTCCCAATCGGTATTATCATCACCTTCGTTTCTTCCGACAATTACCTCTGCAACAATGTTATTTTTATCTAAATATGCGTAGTGTGCCATTATCCTGTATATGTAAATGTTATTGTATCTGACGAACCTGCAGTAATGGTTGTTATTTTATCTGAACCTGACGTAATTGTTGATGCAGTTGCTCCTGCACTTACTGCAGCAGTAAATGTAGCTAAATATTTTAAAATAATTACCCCTGAACTTCCACCGTGTCCTCTGTTTGCGGTACTTGACCATCCTGAACCTGCCGTACCTCCTGCACCACTTGGAAACGCTCCATTACCAGCTAAACCTGCACTATAACTTATTGAACTTCCTGAAGCAGTACTTGTTTTACCTGCTCCTCCAGGACCTGCGTTTCGGTTTGTTGCCCCAAAACCATTTGATCCGTTACCTCCAGCACCGCCACCGCCACCGCCTCCTGCTTGACCGCCCCATCCTGCAGGTGCATCTCCACCATCAAAACCTTGACCTGTTGTACCATTTCCACCTGTTCTAGGTTGATATGGAAAGGCACCGTCTCCGCTTGCACCGTTTCCACAACCAACACCTCCACCTAAACTTGTAATTGATGCGAATGTTGTTGGGTTATTATAGCCTGCTGCAGCAATCGTTACTGTATAGGCTTGTGCAACATTTAAAGTTAATGCAGTTTCTAAGGCACCATTTCTTCCTGATGTAGTAGAACCATAGGTTGCTCTAAAGCCACCGCCTCCACCACCTCCACTACCGTTTTTGGAACTGGTTCCTCCACTCGTGTGTCCGCCAGACACAACTAAATAATCAACTGTTAAAATAGCAGGACCTGACGCCCCTCCAAAACTTAATAACCTTTTGTTAAACGCCATAGTTTATATATCAGATGAATCAGATTCAAATTTTGCAATAGAATAAAAGAAAACAGGATCC